TCACTCGACGGCTGGCTTTTTAGCAGCTTTGATCGCAGCGTCAACTTGTTCTGCAGCATTCGCCTGCATCCCGGGCATAACATGAGAGTAGAGATCAAGCGTGATGCCGATAGTCGAATGGCCAAGGCGCTCGCTGGCTATCTTTGGGTGTACGCCGGCAGCGAGCAACTGCGTTGCGTGCGAATGCCGGAGATCGTGAAACCGAATGCGAGGGAGGGAGGTTTTCGCCAGCAGGCGAGTCCACTCATGGGTCAACGAAACCGGTTTAAGTGGGCTGCCCTCAACCTGAGCAATGATGAAGGAGTTCTCATCCGGCCGAACGCCAATTTTCAACTGCTCCTCAGCCTGAGAAAGCCTGTGACGCTTCAGTTCGTCAAGCACCGTAGAGGATAGCGCTACAGATCGCGACTTTCCTGACTTTGTTTCCTTATACCGTACAAGCGTACCAACCTGCTCAGCGCTTTCACGGATGGCGACCGTCCCGTTAGCAAAATCGACATCACGCCAGCGAAGGGCAACGATCTCGCCGCGCCTGAGACCGCACAAGGCCGCCAGAAGCGCGGCCATGAACACACGGCTCTTACGAAGCTCGTCAAGCATCACGCTGGTCTGCAAGGCGTTAAAGGCCTCCATCGGCTTCTTCTCGACCTTCGGCGGTTTGGTGAGCGCAACCGGGTTCTTTTTGAGGAGATCCCATTTGACGGCCTGTTCGAATGCGGAGAGCATAACGCGGCGGCAGTGGTGCACCGTTCGTGGTGACAGCCCTTTCTTTTGCTCGACCTTGGGCGAGGCTCCTTCCCGACGTATCTTCGTCCGACGGCCGCTTTCAAGCAGCGTTGTCCAACATCCGTCTATGCGGGCTGGAGTCAGCTTATTCATGATAACGCTGCCAATCACCGGCGCCACGTTTTTGAGAAGCAACTCCTCATATCGCTGATGCGTCTTAGGCGAGACGTTTGCTTTTTCGTGAGCGAGCCAACGCATCATGTATTCGCGTACGGTCGTTTTCGCCGGTTCGATATAACTGCCGCCGTTTAATTCGGCTACCAGGCGAGCGCACTCAGTTTCGGCTTGCCGTTTCGTTCCGTGAAACTTATGCCACTTACGCCGGCGCTTACCAGTCTCTGGGTCTGGTACGTCGAGCACAATCGCCCATTTACCGGGTGAGCGTTCACGAATGTGGCCTTTCATTTCCGCTCCTCTCGCTTCGCTCGGATCTCATCGCGACGCTTGCGCCAGTATTTTATCTGCACTTCACGCGACGCACCGATTGCTTGTAGCACCGCCTCGTTAGGCACCTCTGATGTTGCCTCCTCGTCGGCGAGTCGAACTGCGTCCGCGAATTCCTTGTTGTTCGTAAACTGGGCGATCTCGACCAGCAGATGAAACAAGTTGTCTTGCGCTTCTATCTGGCGGTTGAACGCGAAATTTACGGCATCGAAGAGACGGCTCGCAATCTCTCGATCAACTTTGTACTGGTCAGCTTCAGCTCCGACCGATGTTTCGGCGAATACTTCTTCGGGGATCTCGATTGCTGCCGAAGTCATATCCAGCACCTCAGCCACATCCGCTGTGATCGTCGGAAGAGCGCGAGTTGCGCGAAGGCCAATCTGGACTAGGCGCCGGATTGCCTCTGATTTCGATGGAACGCCGTTTTCGTGCTGCCATTGCCCAATCGCTCGAAGCTCGTCCTCAGTAATCACCATCTGCAAGCGTTTGCTCTCGCTGTCGCCGAGCTTCGGTCGCGCCATAACGCATACTCCATATTTTTTGGGAAACATACACACGAAACGTTGCAGGTCAATCCGAAACAGGATAAACAAGTTTCGTGTGTATGTTTGTCATGAATGGAAAGTGAACATGACCCTTGAGGAAGCCTTGACAAAGCCAACAATCTCCGTGCCGGACGCCGGGCGCCTGTTTTTCGGGCTTGCTCGCAATGCCGCCTACGACGCTGCGAAAGCCGGTGATTTTCAAACCATCCGGATCGGCGGCCGCATCGTTGTGCCAGTCGCACCGCTCGCTGAAAAACTTGGACTTCGTGTTCGGATCGGAACCGCATGATGGCGTCAAACACCGCCGACAGCTTCTCGGCCTCCGGGAGGACCTTCAAATGAGAAAGTTTGCGTCTATTCCGCCGCGCATTTGGCAGTCTGATCTCAAGCCCGTGCGAGGTAACCTGACCGCACTCGCTGTGCATTACCACCTGACGACATCCGGGCACGCCAATATGCTCGGGCTCTACTATGTGCCGATCACATACATCGCACACGAGATCGGGAGCCCTCAGGAAGGGGCTTCAAAGGGGCTTCTTGACCTCATTGAAGCGAAAGTTTGCTCGTACGACCACCAGCGCGAACTCGTCTGGGTGCACGAGATGGCCGCGGACCAGATAGCGCCTCAGCTTGCACCAAGAGACAAACGCGTAAAGGGAGTGGCCGATCAACTGGCAATGCTACCCATATGCCCGATAACATTGGGTTTTTACCAGCGGTATCGTCTTCCTTTCCATCTGTACGATGAGCGAAATCTCGAAGAATTCGAGCTCGCGATGCCCGACGATGTCGAAGCCCCTTCGAAGGCCCTCCGAAGCAAGGAGAAGGAGAAGGACCTAGAAGAAGGAGAAGGACCATCTGGCTTTAGAGGGCGAGAACAAATCGAAAAGACCTCAAACACGATGTTCAGGCCTTTCCCGATCCCATCTTCGTCAGCGGAGGGCAAGACGTTTTTGATCACCAAAGGTGTCCCAGCTGAACAGATAGACGGCTGCCTCAGAAATCTACTCGGCGGCAACCTCACCCCATACGACCTGGAAGGCGTTCTATCGGGCGCGAGGAGCGCCGCATGAGCCAGCTACCTCCTTTCATCCGAGATCCATCGCAATTCCCGGCAAACGTCATCGACGTAATGCCGGCGATTATCCACAAAATCGCGTCCGAGACGATATGGCCGCCGACTCCTAAGGCCGGCGAGGTCGTACAGATCAAAAGGAAAGTCGCATGAGTAAGCTGACAATGGAAGAAACCGGCGATCTGGCCCCCGATAGCCGCGCGGCCGTAATTTCAGAGCTTCTGAATTTCATGGCGACGAAGATGGAGCCCGTTCCCTATGGCACGTTGCTCTATCACATCCTGCATCACTTCGATTGCCGGGAAGAGGGCAGATTCAACCGGTCGCTGCAACACCCCAAACATGGAGGTGTTTATTGTGACGGGAAGACGGAAATCAGAGCGGTCAACGCGGCAGAAATTATCCTCGCCAGGGCGACCACCGGTGTGGCAGCGTGAGAACCTGTGCCGGTTCTGGCGAGAAATAGCGGCAGGCTTGTCCAGCGAGGATGCCGCTGTGGAAGCCGGCGTCTCTGCCCCCGTTGGGAACCGGTGGTTTCGGAGTTCAGGCGGTATGCCTCCCACACATCTTTCGCCCTCGGCAATAACACTCAGGAATCGCAGCCTGACGTTCAGAGAGCGAGAGGAAATTGCTTTGGAATGCGCCCGCGGTACTGGAATCCGTGCTATCGCACGTAAATTGGGACGATCACCGAGCACAATCTCGCGCGAGATCAGGCGCAATTCAGCGACACGCGGCGGCGACTTCGACTATCGTGCGATTACTGCACAGTGGCATGCTGATCGAGCGGCTCGACGGCCGAAGGTGGCAAAACTTGCAGCTAATGTTGCCCTTCGCGACTACGTCCAGGACCGACTCGCTGGCCTCATTGCCACACCCGACGGCATCGCCTTCGATGGCCCGATCGTGGTATGGAAAGGACGCCGGGCCGTTCATCGGCAAAGCCGACGCTGGTCCAAAGCCTGGAGCCCGGAACAGATTGCGCGGCGTCTGAGACTGGACTTCCCCGAGGACGCGACCATGCGCATCAGCCACGAAGCCATCTATCAGGCGCTTTACATTCAAGGCCGAGGCGCTCTGAAGCGTGAACTATCGGCCTGCTTGCGTTCCGGTCGAGCGCTGAGGTTGCCTCGCGAACGCGCTCGCAGCCGTGGCAAGTCCTTTCTTGGTGATGCACTGATGATCAGCGACCGCCCCGCGGAGATTGGCGATAGAGCGGTGCCCGGTCACTGGGAAGGTGATCTCATACTCGGTCTCGGCAGCTCCGCGATCGGCACTCTAGTCGAACGCACGACACGATTCACAATGCTCCTGCACCTGCCACGCATGGAAGGTCACGGAATCAAAAAATCCGTCAAGAACGGTCCTGCACTCGCTGGACACGGCGCTGAAGCGGTTCGTGATGCGATCGCTGAGACCATCATGGAACTTCCGGCGCATCTACGCCGATCCCTGACCTGGGACCAGGGCACAGAAATGTCTCAGCACGCACAGCTTAGGATCGACACTGGCCTGGATATCTACTTCTGTGACCCTCAAAGTCCGTGGCAGCGCGGAAGCAACGAAAACACCAACGGTTTGCTACGTCAGTACTTTCCGAAGGGAACAGATCTGAGCCAGCACGGAGCCGGTGAGCTCAGCGCTGTAGCGCATGCCCTTAATAGCAGGCCTCGCAAGACGCTGGGTTATCGCACACCAGCAGAAGCGCTCGACGGCCTGCTTAAATCGGATATGATCGAAGGTGTTGCAGCGACCGGTTGAATCTGCCGAGCTGGTCTCGGCTCATGTGATGCATGGCGTTCATATCCTCATCGAGACCGGGCTTCTCACGACTAACACCTACTCCGCGGCTCCGCACGAGGCAGTGTTCATGGTTAAGCAGAATACCGTCGTCAGCCCGTCACGGAAGCTGACCGGTTTTACCTTTAGGGAGTTCGCTGAATGACCCAGCTACGAAAACTAACCGAGCAGGAAGCGTATTTCTACCTGGATTTCGTCTCGTTCCGAATCTTCGGTTGGAACATTGTCGATCGCATCAAGCATCACCCCAACAGCAACGCCTGCAAAGCCGTTGACAAGCGGTTTCGCGACCTCATCGGCAATCAGCCAAGCGTCAACGAATTCATCAACGCGGCAATGAACGGCGAACCTGTGCACCTGCTCTGGCCTCCGGAGATGCAAGACGAGGTCAAGCGCGCAATTACCAGCGTGGTACCTCGCGCCGTCAATGAACCGACGAGCGACGAGTTCATTCAAGGCATGCATGAAGATGGCCGAACTGACTGGGTCATTCCGGACTTCATTAAGGAGCTTCGGTCATGATCCAAATCCTCAACGTCTCACGAAATGATGACGGCCAGTATGAAATCCTCGACCAGCGCGGGAAGGTGGTCTCTGGTCCGTATGATACGAACGCTGCGGCCTGGGCCGCGCTCGACCGGATCGATCACGAAACGATGCCCGGCAAGTCTCGCAACAACAAGAAGGTTCTCTGGGGCAAGCCGGAAAAGCCCGAGAAGCGCAAAAGCAAAAAGGCGAGCAAGAGACAGGCGGCCAGAGACGAGCACCGAATGAAGGTCAATGCCGCAAAGGCGCCTGGCTGGGTGCGATCGGTCGCTGCGGCCAAGTTCGATCCTGCCGGCGAGCGCAGTTATCGAGATCACCGTCTCGGCACGTTCGGCGCCGCCTCGGAGGTGAGGCGCATCGACCCAGCAACGTATTTGGCAGAGAAGGCGGCAGGCGCGAGAAAGGAGCAACGATGACCATCAGGGAACGACAGGAGCGTGAAGCGCACGACAGAGAGAACCCGTGGCGTCCGATGAGCTCGGCGCCGCGGGGTACTGGACTGATCTGCGACCTGCTCTTCGACGATATGGTCGGTCATTTCGCGGCTGAGGTAATGCAGTTCTTCCTCGACGCTGATGGGGACTGGTATCAGATCGACCCTCCCAAACGTGTCTACTCCCCAAACCCAATCAACTGGCGCCCGTCTTATGTGCGGATGACGCCCGAGCGCCGCAACCTGATCAAAAAGAGGCTGGCATGAACGTGAGAGTTTCAGGACGCCCGAATGCTGAACCGGTGTCCGAGATGGAATTCCTTAAGGCGAGGAAAGGCGAGGCGAGGCGATACACGCCGGGTGAAACATGGTTTGCCGTGAAGGCCGCCCCCGGCGCGCAACGGTGCCCATCGATGCGGGAGGGACAGGACCGGAAGGGCGAAAGCATCATTGAGCGCAATCTTCGCAACGAGGGTTTCGAAGCGTTCATGCCAAGCTATCGGATCGAGGTCCGTCATCATCGGCAGGGCCATTGGATCGAGCGCCGCTTCCCGACATTCGTTGGTTACGTTTTCGTCAACATCGGGCCTGACGATTTCCGGAAGGTCGAAGAGGTCAACGGCGTGAGCAAGATCCTGCGCTTTACCAAGGCGTTTGAACAGCAGGCGATGCCATTCGCTTTTCCCCAGGCGACGATTGACCGTCTCCGCTACATCGAGTGGGAACAGCAGCAGAGCTTTCTGTTGGGCCGCGCTCGGCGCCAGCGGGAAGAAGAACTCGACCGGCAGCAACCGGGACGCCGGGGGAAGTCCTCTACTCGTCGAATCCGAAGAGCTGAGTTCACGGAGCTGGGGGGAGCGCTATCGTCCAGCTTGCAGACGCCTTCCTCCCGAGTATTCATAACAGAAACGATGAAAACGTTGGGAAATCTCGCCGGCGGGATTGAATAAACATAACCCATCGGTTATCTTCTGCGCACTGATTTGTGGATGTTCAGTGCGCAGAGCGCCGGTCCACGCGGATAAGCAGCAATCCGCACGATGGAAGAAATGCGTTCAGAATTGAACGGAACGCTTTGGCGTCCACATGCTGGGCAACTTGGTCAATCGTCTGCGTAGATCCGGCTTATGTCGCCGAGAAAAAGGACCATTCTCCTTTTGCGCTTAGGCCGACCTGGGAAGGCGGTCACATCGGTGGTCTCTATGAAACCAGCTCCGTGAAGGCTGGCCGCCAAGTCTGTCAGCGATCTATCGTCCGCAATTGCTAGGTGGCCCGCTTGCTCGATTGGTCGTTTCAACTCTACCGCATAAGTTGGCATGGTCTTTCCTCCATTGGATGGCCTGTAACGCCAGCATGCTCTTCAATCTGGAGCCTGCAGTTTGCCGCCGCCGTCGCCAGTCCCGCCGTTGCCGTAACCGCCATCGTCCTTCGTATTTCCGCCTCCGCCCCTGGCCAAATCCCGATCGTGCAGAACGCTATGCCCACGAGCGCGGCTCTTGAGCTCGATCTTTGAGGGCGTTGTGGTTTCTCTGGGCGTGAAGGTATTGCAACCTGCCAAGAGCCCTGCCGTCGTGATTATCACAAGCGCTTTAAACACACAGTCGCCCCTCTCGTTTCGATGCCGACCGATCAATGGCAGTGATAGTCACCCGTTTTGTGGTTGGTATGGCAGCCATTTCTGTCAAGGCCGCCGCCATGGGCGAAAGCGCTGACTGCAGACAAAGCGAGTACGGTCGCTGCGAGAGCGATTCTGAAGACGTTCATTAGTTGATCCCCTCAACTGTATTTACAGCTTCTAGTAAACCACAGTGTGCGACCAGAAGTCGAGCCGATTTCAACCTCTGGCAATGATATCCACTGCACTGGGTTAACTGTTTCTGGTTGAGTGATTTAACTACGGGGAATAGCCCGGCATCATTCAGAGTTCCCGCATCAGTTTCGTTATATTATCTCGGTCGAATGGTATGTCGCGACCGTGAGCGCGGATGTGGAGAACTATCCCACCTGGGGTAGGGGCCAATGCCTTGAGGTAATCGATTGCATCGCGCATGGTCGGGAACGTCTTTTCCTCGGTGAAGAACTCGTTCCGAACGTACGTGATCGTGGTCGCGCTCTCGCCGTATATGGCGAAGGTCTCTTTCGCGCTGAAATTCTCGCTCATCTCACCTACCTCCATTGGAGGGAACCTCAATTCGGCTGCGGTCCAGGTGATCTGCTCCGGTTGCTGGCCGCTCTCGTGTGCAATCGGCGCACTTCGGGCAGTTCAGCCCCCAGGCGTAAACATAGCCAGATACGCCACCGCCATGATTACCGCGATGACGAGGGCGGTCAGCACAAGTTTCGTCATACCTTTCGCGGCGTTGTGATCTATGTTGCTCATGCGGATACAACATCGATGAAGTATAGAAGTTCCGGCAGCTCATAATGCTAAGCCGTCAGCAGCTTAACGACTTCTTCAATCGACTCTCTGACGGGATAATAACTCGGGCCGGCATCTTTACCCAAAACGCTGACATAGATGTGTGTGCTGCTGGTGAACGCCCTGACGGCGACCACATGCTCAGGGTTGATGTAGATTGTCGGGTTGTTAGTCCCCGCGTAGTGGAATGGCACCAGCCTCATCTCATCCTCCAAGGTTAGTTGTCCCCGCCCTGAACTAAAAAAGTCACCGTCGGTTGCAAGATACCTGGAGCTAACTGCGCGTCCGCCTCTCACAAGGAAAACTCCAATGGACCCTTCGATTGCTCCGGCCTCGCGGGCTGTAACTGTGACACCGAATGACACCGCCATTGTCGGCGCTCGCGCTCTGTATATCGGCACTGCTGGCGACGTGGCCATTTCGCCGCGTCGTGACATGGACCCTGTTGTCTTCAAGAATGTGCCGGCGGGGACGATCCTTCCGGTGCATGCCGCCATCGTGGCGCTGACCGGGACAACGGCATCCAACATCGTCGCCCTCTTCTAAAGGGCACGCATAACGTCCAGCCGATCAGAAGGCGGGTGACAATGACAGGCAGACCGACGAAGTTCACGCATTCCCTCGCTGACGTCATCTGTGAACGCATCGCTGATGGCGAAAGCCTCCGATCGATCTGCAGGGATGAAGCGATGCCGGCGAAGTCGACCGTGCTTGCATGGCTGGCCGATGACGAGAAGTCCGCATTTCGGACCAAGTACGCGCAGGCGCGGGAGATCCAGGCTGACGGCTTCGTCGACGAGATGGTCGAGATTGCTGATGATGGCACGAACGACTGGATGGAAAAGAAGAGTGCCGACGGCGAAACGACCGGCTGGCAGGAGAATGGCGAGGCAATCCGCCGCTCACAGCTCCGCATCGGCACGCGCCAATGGATAGCGGAGAAGCTGAAGCCGAAGAAGTACGGCGCCAAGGTCGAGCTTGAGCACGGCGTGACGAGTGGCGTGGCTGAGTTGTTGGAAGCGATCAATGGCAAGACCCGCGGACTTCCAAACGGCAGTTGATCAGTTCTCCGACTGGCGCTGGCGTCTGAACAACCTGTATTGGATCACTGACAAGGGCGGCCGCCGCGTCAAGTTCGAAATGAACTGGGCGCAGATGACGTTCTTCGAGCAGATGCACTATCTGAACGTTCTGCTCAAAGCGCGCCAGCTGGGGCTGACCACGTTCATCCAGATCTTCATGCTGGACGCCTGTGTGTTCAACAAGGACATCCGCGCCGGGACCATCGCTCACACGCTCGGCGATGCCCAGACCATCTTTCGCGACAAGGTGAAATACCCCTACGACAATCTTCCGGAAGCAATCCGCGACGCGGTGCCGATCCAGCGGGATAATCAGACTGAACTGCTGCTCGCCAACAACTCGAGCATCCGCGTTGGGACATCGCTTCGATCGGGCACTCTGCAGTACCTCCATATCTCCGAATATGGGAAGCTGTGTGCGAAGTATCCGGAGAAGGCGAGGGAGGTTCGAACCGGCGCCCTCAATACAGTGCAGGCCGGACAGTTGGTGTTCATCGAAAGCACTGCCGAGGGGCAGGAAGGGCATTTCTACAATCTCTGCGAAGATGCCCAGGTCAAGCATCGCCGGTCATCAGCGCTGACACCCTTGGATTTCAAGTTCCATTTCTTCCCGTGGTGGAAAGAGCCGCAATATTCGATTGATCCGGCCGGTGTCATCATCACCGACGCTTTCGCCAAGTATTTTCGTGGTCTCGCAGATCAGGGGATCGATCTCTCGGACGGGCAGAAAGCCTGGTACGTGAAGAAGGCTGAGACGCAGCTCGGCGACATGAAGCGGGAATATCCGTCGTCGCCGGCGGAAGCGTTCGAAGCCAGCGTCGAGGGTGCTTACTATACCGACCAGATGGCGATTGCCGACGCTGAGGAGCGTATAGGCATCTTCCCGCATGTGGCCGGTTATCCGGTGCACACCATCTCCGATATCGGCATGGACGATACCAACAGCGTCTGGCTGTTCCAGGTGCTCCCGAGCCGGGTGCGGATGATCGGCTACTTCGAACACACCGGCACGGGCATGGACGGCATGCTAGACGAGCTGGAGCGGCGCGCGAAGGAGAATGCCTATGTCTACGGCGTCCACAACATGCCTCACGATATCCGTGTCAGAGAGTGGACCCGTGGGGGCATGACCCGCATCGAAATCATGCTGCAGGAAGTGAAGGCGAGGAACATGGGCACGGTCCGCAAGGTTGAGCGGGCTTATGTTCACGACCGCATCAGCGGCACGCGGCGCATCCTGGCGAAGGTGGAGTTTGATCAGGCCGGTTGCGATCAGGGCATCAAGTGCCTGCGCAACTACCGAAAAGAGTGGGACGAGGACCTAGGCGTCTTCCGTGACGAGCCGCTGCACAATTGGGCATCGCACGGCGCGGACGCTTTTGGCGGCCTCGCTATCATCTTCACGGGTCTTGCGGCCGAACCATTGAAGCCGGAACCGAAGCCGCTGCCGACGTTCCAGACCATGACGTTCAACGACTTCGTCAACTCCACACCGACCTATAGCGAGCACGTTTGATGGATGACGAAGCCACAACATTGCCGGCCGGCGACCAGTACGATCTGGCTAAGGTCGGCGCGCACTGGCAGCAGGAGATCGAACGGGCGCAGCGCTATTTCAAGTCGTGGGTCGATCGCTGCACGAAGATTGAGAAGATCTATCTCCAGCAGCAGGCGGATCAGACGAGCGCGGCCAAGCGCCGTTTCCCGATGCTGTGGGCGAACACCTCGGTTCTCCAGCCGGCCGTCTATGCACGCGTGCCTCAGCCTGTCGTCGAGCGTCGGTTCAAGGACTCGCAGCCAGTCGCGCGGATGGCGTCCGAACTGGTCGAGCGAAACCTTGCATTCACTGCCGATGACGCCGATCTGGATTCCGTCATGCGCGCGGTTCGGGATGACTTCCTGCTCTGCGCCCGCGGCACGGTCTGGCTCAGGTACGAAGCGGATTTCGAGCCGATCGACATGGGCGTTGAACCATCGGACGCTGACGATGGCCTGATGGGCGAGGAGGGGCTGTCTCCCCTCGAGCAGATTACCGACGAGCGCGTCTGCATTGATTATGTCCACTGGTCGGATTTCCTGCACTCGCCGGCGCGCCGCTGGAAGGATGTGACCTGGGTGGCGCGGCGCGTGCCGATGACAGACGCGGAGTTCGACAAGCGCTTCCCAAAAGGGCGGGCAAGCCTGGCTGCGAATGGCGCCGGCTCCAACCATGGCACCAATTCGACCGAGCGCGCCCAGAACGAGGGGAAGACCTACGTCTGGGAAATCTGGTGCAAGACGGAAGATTACACTGTCTGGATCGCTGAAGGGGCGCCGGTCGCTCTGGAAGTATCCGAACCGCCGCTGAAGCTGACACGCTTCTTCCCGTGCCCGCGCCCGTCCTACGGCACGGTGTCCACCGGATCGCTCATCCCGGTTCCGGATTACGTCTACTATCAGCAGCAATGCGATGAGATCGACAACCTCACCCGGCGCATCAACAAGCTGACGGATCAACTCAGGCTGAAGGTGTTCTATCCATCGGGTGACGGCTCGGTATCACCGGCAATCGAGAAGGCCATGCGGCCGGAGAACGACACCGTTATGGTGCCGATACCGGAATGGGCGGCGTTCACCGACAAGGGTGGATCGAAAGCCATCGTCACCTTGCCGATCGACGACGTGCAGAAGGTCATCGTGGCCTGCATTGAAGCTCGCAAGCAGCTTATCGAGGACGTTTACCAGATCACCGGTATCAGTGATATCGTCCGTGGTGACACTCAGGCATCGGAGACCGCCACGGCCCAGCGCATCAAGAGCCAGTGGGGTTCCATCCGCATCCGTGACCGCCAGGCTGAACTGGCGCGGTTTGCCCGTGACATCGTCAGCATCGCCGGGGAGATCATTTGCGACCAGTTCCAGCCTGAGACGCTGATGCTGGTCAGCGGCATTCAGCTCCCGACCGCGGCGCAGAAGCAGCAGGTCCAGATGCAGATGCAACAGCAGCAGATGATGGCGCAGCAGGCCACGATGCGGGCTCAACAGATGGGCCAGCCCGCACCGCCGCCGCAACCGCCTCAGTTGCCCCCTGAGATCCAGCAGATGATGCAGCAGCCGACGATTGACGAAGTGGTGCAGCTGCTTCGAAATGACAGCGTGCGCGGCTTCCGCATCGACATCGAGACGGACTCGACGATCGAGCCGGACGAGGACGCGGAAAAGCAGCGCCGCATGGAATTCGTCGAAATGATCGGCGGCTTCATGCAGCAGGCTGGCGCTATTGCACAGCAGACACCGATGCTCGTCCCCGTGATGGTCGAGACATTGCTGTTCGCCGCCCGCGGCTTCCGCGCCGGCCGCCAGCTGGAGAACACTCTTGAGCAGGTAGGCGCCCAGCTCTCGCAGGCAGCAACCGCACCGAGGCCCCCGCCGGAGCCCACGCCCGAGCAGATGATCAATCTGAAAACTGCCCAGGTGAAGGCCGGCGCCGAAGAGAAGAAGGCACAGTTGAGCGTAGCCCAAGCGCAAATCGAGCATCAGACCACGGTGGAGCAGGCGCGAAGCGACATGGCGGCCCAAGCGCTCCAGCAGTTCCAGCAGCAGCCGCCGGCGTACCAGTGAATGAGGGAAGCATGAGAGAACGATATTGCCGTGTCTGCGGCAGCTGGCACGAACTCGACAAGTGGCCGCACAACTGCATGCCGGTGAAGAGCCAGGCGCAGTCGGATCTTCCGGCTCCGCATTTCGTCAGCGACGCCATCGATATCCAGTCGATGCATGACGGAAGGCATTACACCTCGAAGGCCAAGCTGCGTTCCGCCTATCGCGCGGCCGGCGTGGTCGAGATCGGCAACGAAAAGCCGCAGCCGATCGAGAAGCCGAAGACGGACCGCCAGGCGATCCGCAACGAACTGCGGCGGGTTCACGCCGAATACAACGCTTGAACGGGCATCAATCCCCGAAATAGGAAACATGCGACATGGAAGACCTGATTAACGAGGCCGGCAACGGCAGCGAGGACCTCGGCGCGTCTAACGACAAGCCTGTAAGCATTCGTGACAGCCTGAAGGCGGCCATGGAAGGCGCAGAGTCCAGTCCGGCGCCAACCGGCGCTTCCGATCGCCAGCGTGACGAGCATGGCCGTTTCGCGCCGAAGGAGACGGACAAAGCCGCTCCTGCGCAACAGCAGGCCGCTGCGCCAAAGTCTACGCAGACGCCAGCCGCGGCAAACGCTGCTCCAGCCGCCCAGCAGACGCCGCAGGCTCAGCCCCAGGCATCAGAGCAGCAGTCAGCCGCGAGTGCCCATCGCGTCCCGCCGGGATGGTCCGCAGAGGCAAAGGCCCAGTTCGCTACTCTGCCGCCAGAAGTGCAGGCCGCCGTCGCCAAGCGCGAGCAGGAAGTCGACAACGGCTTCCGGGTTCTCCAGGACTATAAGGGCCTTGAGGAGTTCACACCGATTGTCCGCCAGGCCGGCACCACTCACGCGGACGTCATGCGCCGCGCGATCGAATGGGAGCGGTCCCTACAGCAGGACCCCGTCAACACCGTCCTTCACGTCGCCAACATGGCTGGCGTCAATCTTCGCGCCCTTGTCACCGGTCAGCAGGACCAAGTTCTGCAGCCCCGGCCACAACAGGCCCAGCAACAGCCAACGCCTCAGCCGGTCAACGTCGAGGCCACGGTTGAACAGGTACTTCGGAAACGAGACACTGAAACTCAGGTCAATGCCTTCATTTCCGACCCCGCAAATGTTCATGCGGAAGCAGTTCTCGACGACATGATCGCCCTTATCAGCGCGGGGCGAGCATCGAGCCTAAAGGACGCTTACGATGCAGCATGTTGGATGCGTCCTGATATTCGCCAGCAGCTGATCAGCCAGGCTGCACCGGTGAACACAGTCCAGGGCCAGACTTCCCAGAGGGCAGCAGCGGCAGATCAGGCCCGCCGCGCCTCGCGATCCATCTCCGGCTCTTCCGCCCCCGGTCCGACCCAGGGCGCCGGCGCCGGTCAACCCACATCCATCCGGGACTCGCTTCGCACTGCATTGCACGCTGCGCGCGGTCAGGTTTGATCAAAGGAAAATGACCAATGGTTTCTCCAAACCTCTCTGAAATCGTGACGACCACCCTGCGAAACCGCAGCGGAGTCGTTGCCGACGACGTGACGAAGAACAACGGTCTTCTCACCCGTCTGAACAGCCGCGGCCGCAAGAAGCCCGTCTCCGGCGGCCGCACCATCGTCCAGGAACTGCAATATGCCGAAAATTCCAGCTTCAAGCGCTACAGCGGCTACGAGATCCTGAACGTCCAGCCCTCCGACGTCATCACCGCGGCCGAATACGACTACAAGCAGGCTGCGGTTGCCGTCTCGATGTCCGGCCTCGAGCAGTTGCAGAACTCCGGTGAGGATGCGGTTCTCGATCTGCTCGAGCAGCGCATCGACAACGCGGAGACGACGCTGAAGAACAACATCGCGCTCGACTGCTATTCCGATGGCACTGCGGACGGCGGTAAGCAGATTGGCGGCCTGCAGCTGCTGGTCTCGACCTCGCCGACCTCGGGCACCGTCGGCGGCATCTCGCGCGCCACCTGGGGCTTTTGGCGTAACCAGAAGTTCTCGGCATCGGCTGACGGCGGCGCTGCCGCGTCGACCGCCAACATCCAGTCCTACATGAACCGGCTCTACATGAGCTGCGTTCGCGGCGCCGATGCGCCGGATCTGATCATCGGCGACAACAACTATTTCCGCCTCTACTGGGAATCGCTGCAGGCAATCCAGCGCATCACCTCGGCGGATAAGGGCATGGCCGGCTTCCAGACCCTGCAGTACATGGGGGCCGACGTGATCTTCGACGGCGGCTTCGGCGGCGGCGCACCGGCGAACCAGATGTTCTTCCTGAACACCAAATACCTGTTCTATCGCCCGCATCGCGACCGCGACATGGCCCCGATCGGCGACGAACGCATGAACACCAACCAGGATGCCTTCGTGCAGCTCATGGGCTTTGCCGGCAACCTCACCATGAACAACGCCTTCCTGCAGGGCGTGCTGTTCGCTTGATCGTCAACGAAAAGGATCAACTTCCATGACCATCGCAACCTCTCAGACCGATCGTCTTGGCGCGAATCCGTTCGTCGTCGAAGGACCGATCGTTGCGGGCTCGGGTGTTCCGGGTCCGATCTTCTCCCTCGGATCGACCGCTTGGGGCTCGAAAGAATCCGAATGGGTCTATTGCAAGCTTGTGCTTGCATCGACCACCACGCTTCAGCCCGGTCAATGGTTCCAGTGGGACCGCGACTATACCGCGACGTTGTTGACGACCTCTGCTGCTGTCGTCGGTTACCGCTGTGGCGTCTTCGCCGGGGCGAGCCAGGCGCCGACGCAATCCGGCGGTCCTGCCCAGTCCATCAGCCTTGCAGCCGGAACCTATTACATCTGGCTGCAGCGCAACGGGCAGGCTCCGGCTCTCGTGACCACGGCAACGGCGGCCCTCGTCGTCGCAGAAACCACGGCCACGGCCGGTCTTGCAAATGCTCCGGCATCCGCAACCGTGTCGTCGAAGGCAATCCAAGGCGTGAACTTCCAGGCCGCTAACCAGACCTTCACCGCAACGACCGTCAACGGTTCTGCGGTGCTGTCTTCGCTTGGCGGCGTCAATCCGGAAGGTGGCCCGTTCATCGGTGCATCGATCTCTGGCACCGGCATTCCCGGCTCCACGACGATCAGCAGCATCACCTACAGCCCGTCCGGTGTCGTCCAGAGCATCACCATGTCCGCCAACGCCACGGCCAATGGTTCCGCCATTACGGTCACGGCAACGGGCGTGCTCGAGGCGACGCTGATGCGCCCGTACATCTCGAAGGTGAACTAACCTGCAATCCACGGCGGGGGCTTCGGCCCCCGTTTCTTTTCCCCGCCATCAACAGCGAGACAATCACCATGACCGACAGCAAGGGCGTCTACGCCTCCTTCAGCATCGAACCCGTTGAACAGCCGTTCCTCACCGAACAGGAAGGGCGGCCGATTTTCAAAGACACAGAATTCGTCACCATCTTCATCGCCGGCGATAAGCACACCGAGGTTCATCGCGTTGCGACGGACCACGACAAGGAGCGGTTCTCGGACGCCTACAAGCGCTTCAAGGACGGCGCCGCCGCGCGTGAGCAGATGACCGGCACCCCGCTTTCGCAGTGGGCGTACCTCAAGCCAAGCCAGATCAAGGAACTGGAGGCGATCAATATCTACAGCGTCGAGCAGTTGGCCGCTCTTTCCGACACTGCCAAGCAGAAGATCGGCATGGGCGCGCACGAGCTCGTTGCCGCCGCCCAGGCTTTCCTCGCCACTGCCAAGGACGCCAGCGCCGCGTCCGCGTTTGCCGCCGAGAACGAACGTCTCAAGGACGATGTTAAGCGCCTCGAGGAGGAGATCACCGAGATGGGCAAGAAGTTCGAAGCCTTTGCGAAAGAGCAGGGCGGCTCCGGCCGTCGTAGCGCTGCCTAACCGGAGATCCGCGCATGTCGCTGTTGTCGATCATTCAGAATGTGTGCGCGGAAATCGACCTCGATCAGCCGGCGGCTGTCATGTCGTCGGCCGATCCGCAGATCCGGCAGTTGCTGATCCTCTCCACCCGCGCTGCCCGCGATCTGCTGAAGGATCATGACTGGTCGGTGCTGACGACGACCCGGGATTTCACGGCAACCGGGGTTATTCCGGAGCCGGCCGAACCGCCCAGCGACTTCAAGCGGTTCGTCGCCAATTCGATGATCTGGAACGTCTCGCGTCTCTGGTCGCTCAACGGCCCGCTCGAGCCTGCGGCATGGGACCGGCTTACAATCCTGAATTCCAACCCGGTGCCGCAGGTCTGGCGCATGCTTGGAGGCAAGCTGGCCTTCTTCCCGAACGATACTGGGGAAACGCTGCGCTACGAATACGTCTCGAGCAATTGGATCGCGGTCGGCGGCGGCACGACCTATGCCGATAACTGGGCGAACGACACCGACACCGCGCGCTTTCCTGAAGACCTCCTCGAGCTCTCCCTCATCTGGAGATGGAAGCGTGCCAAGGGCCTCGATTACGGCGAAGAGCTCGAAAACTACGAGCGGGCCAAGGAGGCAGCCGTTGGCGCAGATCGCGCTGCGCAGCCGATGAGCATGTCGATGCCGTACCGCGGCGAAGTCCCTGAAAACTACTGGCCTGGCACGATCACGGTATGACGAGAAAACCAGTTCAATCGAACGGGCGCACCGGCCGCGTCTCGCCAAGCAAAGACTGGATCGCGCCCATTGGCGGCTGGCGAACCGATGTCGAGATGGCGGACATGCCGAAGGACGCGGCGTTCCAGCTCGATAACTTCTTCCCGGAGGCGAACCGGGTCCGAGCCCGATACGGGCATAATGCATTTGCAACCGGGCTTGGTGCCTCGGTGCTGACCGTCATCCCCTATGTCGGCGTGAGCAGTCGTCTCTTCGCAGCCGCCGGCGACAAGATATTCGACATCACGGCCGGCGGCGCGGTCGGGTCTGCTGTCGTGAGCGGGCAGAGCAGCGCGCGCTGGTCGGTCCAGCAATATACGAACCCTGCCGGCCAGGAGTATCTGCGCCTCGTCAATGGTCTCGATCTGCCGCTGCTCTACAATGGCACGTCGTGGACCAACAACATACTGGTGGGCACCGCGACCCTCGCCACACAGAACGTTGCGGTGAAGGCGGTCCAGTATACTCTGAGCTTCTTCGGTACCGGGTCCGTCACGCTTTCCGGTGCCTATGCCGGCGTCCTGAACGGAACGGGCGTGGGGAACCGCGTCACGCTGACATTCACGCCGACGGCCGGCACGCTGACATTGACCGTGGCCGGATCGGTGACGAATGCCCAATTGGAGACCGGCGCGACAGCCACGCCTTATGTGTCGTCGACGATGATCACCGGCATTTCGGATTCGTCGCTGCTGATCGCGGTGACGGCCTATCGCTCGCGCCTGTGGTTCATCGAGAAGAACTCGACGAACGTCTGGTATCTCGCCACGGATGCGGTGAGCGGAACGGCGACGGTTCTGCCCGTCGGCGGCAACATGAAATACGGCGGGACGCTGGTGGCGATCGGCGTCTGGACAATCCCTGTGTCCACCGGCCTCCAGCAGTGCCTGGTCCTCATGTCGACCGAGGGCGAGGTGATCGTCTATCAGGGCTCCGACCCATCAAGCGCTTCGAACTGGAGCCTGCTCGGCACCTTCAAGCTCGGCCGTCCGCTCGGCACCGAACGTTGCTTCCTGTCCGTCGGCGCCGATCTCGCCATCATGACGACGGACGGGATTGTTCCGATCACGAAAGCGGTGCAGCTCGATCGAGGGGCGACCAGCCTTGGAGCGATCACCGCCAAGATCGGCCCGACATGGCGCGAAACCGTGATGACAGGCGGCACCACATCGCAGGAATGGCAACTGGCAAGCTTTCCAGCGCGGCAGATGGCGATTGTCAACCTGCCGTCGTCTCTCGGGCCGTATCAGTATGTGATGAACACGGAAACGGGCGCCTGGTGCCGCTTTGTCGGGCTTGCGGCTTCCTGCTGGGCTAACTGGCAGGACCGGCTGTTCTTCGGCTCCAGTGACGGCACGGTCTTTGAGGCCGAAGTCGGCGCCAACGACAACGGCGCGGCGATCGACGCTCTCATGGTCGGGGCATGGAACCGCTACGGTGAAGACCTGGCGACGAAGTTTTCCAAGCTCATCGGCGTGACTGGCCAGATCGGTGTCTCGACCCTGATGTATGCCGGCATGTCCTTCGACTATCAGGTGAAGATCCCGACAGCGCTTCTGTCATCGGTGGACAGCAATGCGGCGGCCAAGTGGGGAACCGCAATCTGGGGCGTGTCGATATTCCCGGGAACGTCGCTTGTCCGGAAGTTTGCGGCGGCAGGGGGTGTCGGCTCTGCATTGGCGCCAACGATCCGGGCGCTGATCTCCGGTGCAACCGGTTCGGTGTCCGAAGCTGCCGTCGTCGGCGGGTCGGTGCTCTATGAAAAAGGCGCTCCGATTTGATCGTCTCCGAGCCACGCGAGGATATCGCGGCCTGGGTCGGCGGCAAGATCGGGGTGGCCTTCCATCCACCCTTCACAGCCATCGCCCAGGTTCAGGGCGGCCGGATCATCGCCGGATATGTCTTCAACGTCTGGACCGAACATGACGTCGAAGTCTCGCTTGCCGCCGATCGGCTTTCGAAGACGCTGATGCGGGCGGCGTTCCGGTATGTCGTCGACCAGCTCGGCTGCCGGCGAGCAACATTCAGGACGCGTGCCGACAATGTTCCGGCCCAACGGGCGCTGGAAAGGCTCGGCGCGCGTCTCGAGGGCCGCCAGCGGAATTATTTCGGCGACTGTGACGCGCTGCTCTACGGAATTTTGAAAGAGGACTTCCCCTATGGTCTCAACACCGAAGGCGCCTAAGGCACCGGACCCGACGCAGACCGCGGCGGCGCAGACGGCGACGAACGTCGACACCGCGATTGCGAACGCTGGTCTCAGCCACACGAACCAGCACACCCCGGATGGTTCTCTGGAATACAAGGTCAGCGGCTACCAGACGATGACTGACCAGAACGGCAAGACCTATAAGCTGCCAACCTATTCCGCCTATCAGACCTATTCGCCGGAAAATCAGGCTATCTACGACCAGACCCAGCAGACGCAGCTTGGTCTATCGAAACTGGCGAACGACCAGACCCAGAAGGTATCGGGCATCCTGGGAACGAATGTCGATCTCAGCGCCGGCAATGTTGATAAATACGTCAACGACCATTGGCGCTCCGGTTTCGACAATCAGTGGGATCGTGAGCAGGCGAGCCTTGACCAGAGCCTTGCCGACAAAGGCATCGCCATGGGCTCGGCGGCCTATGACAACGCCATGCGCGACTTCACCACGCGCAAGCAGGCGGCGGTGGATCAATATCTGGGCGACATGTATTCGAACGCGCAGAATTCGATCCTCACGGAACGCAACCAGCCGCTGAACGAGATTTCAGCCCTGATGTCCGGGTCTCAGGTCAACCAGCCCAATTATGTCAACACGCCAACGACGCAGTTGCCGACGGTCGATCAAGCCGGCCTGATCAACGAGAACTTC